GTATACATCAATCTAATTCAGGCCAAATTAATTTATAACTTTCAGGAAATAGGGTCTTTCGGTTTACTAGCCCGTGGCTTTGTTTTTCAAGGGTTGCGGCTAGGATCACCAGCTTATCGTAGGGTATATCACCGTTCTGCCACATAGATACGGCAGGAACGCTGATATTTAGCAATTTAGCAACCTTGGTAGGGCCACCCAATAAACGAATAATAGCGACTGAGTTCATGTAAGTAATCTTAACATATTTCTTGCATTAGTTGTTAAGTTAAGTTAATATGGGTGTACGGTATGTGCCGTGATAACAGGAGAACTCTTATGAGTGAAATAGAATCGCAAACAAATGACTTACTACAATTACAGGGTCAGCTAGAAAAAATCTTTGATGTACTAGAAGGTGGCTCTGATCTATCCAAGGAACAAATTGACTTACTGCGCTATGGTTGTGGCTTTGCGCCAGTTAATCGTCAGCGTGATTTTTTACAAGGTGTATTTGCAGACCTTAACCCATACGGGAGATCAATATGACCCCACAAGTACAGCTAGTAACGCCTGAAATGGCAAAGGTTTACCTATCTAAAAACACCGATAACCGTCAGCAAAGGGGTTGGTATGTGTCTTGTTTAGCCAAAGCCATCAAGCGTGGTGACTGGATACTGACGCATCAGGGCGTAGCATTCTCTGAGTCAGGCAAACTGATTGACGGACAACACCGCTTAGAAGCTATTGTAGAAGCCGATACGCCCGTGCAGATGCTTGTCACCACTGGCGTGAGCAACGATGCCTACAAGGTCTTAGATAACGGCATCAAGCGTACATTATCAGACCTAACAGGCATTAATGTTAGGACTACCGAGGTATGCCGTATCTTGGCTAGATTGGTCTACGGTGGTAATTCTGTGACTACCGCAGAAGAATGCCTAGAAATCTATAACACGGGTGTGGGCGAGGTATCCGATAGCCTAGTCGAGTATTGCGGTAAACAAATTAAAGTCTATTCATCTGCACCTATGAGGACTGCGGCAGTCTGTTTAATCCTTGATGGGTATAACCAAAACTACATTAAGAACCTGTACGCAAATCTCTGTCACCAGCAATTTAACGAACTGCCTAATGTAGCGCAGAACTTTATCCGTCAGGTTACCGATGGCAGGGTCAGCGCAAACAAGAAGTCAAACCTACTAGCACGGGGTCTAAAAGTATTTAATCCTGAGTATCAAGATGTAGCTAGACTTCAGATTAGTGATTCAGAAGAAACTGCCGCTAATGCGTATTGCAGAACCATTGTTAGAAACCTATTAACGAAAGAGAAAAAATGATTATTTCTGATACCCAACGAGATTTTAGAATTGCCCCTGCTGGCTTGCATATGGCCCGTTTATATTCTGTGATTGACCTCGGTCATCAAGCTACCGAATGGGCTGGAGAAACCAAAATCATGCACAAGGTCGTATTGACTTGGGAACTGCACGGGGATGATGAGGATGGCAAACCATTACAGACAGACGATGGTAAGCCACTAATCGTATCTAAGCGATATACCGTCAGCCTTGGAGATCAGGCACGATTACGCCAAGACCTAGAGGCATGGTCAAACAAAAAAATGACCACCGAGGATCGTAAGAACTTTGACCTCAAGAACTTATTGGGTAAGTTCTGCATGGTCAATATTACGCACTCTGAGGATGGTAAGTACGCTAATATCTCAGGTATCAGTCCTGTGCCTAGCGCACTGCGTAACGCCCAGCCTGAAGGTATTAACCCCACCAAAATCTTTTGGTTGCAAAACTATAAGCAGGAAGAATACGATGCGCTACCTAAGTATTACAAAGAAAAGATAGCAGAGAGTAGCGAGTGGCGGGGTCAGCAGGAGCGTGAAAAAAATGCGCCCAAGTTGGCAGATGATGATGGTTTTGGCCCACCCCCATTCTAAGGACACCATGATAGTTAAGGAGAAACTAAGTGAATCAGGTCACTGGTATACCAAAAGTGGGAAAAGTGCATACACCGTCAGGGGGGCAAACGGGCAGGAACGCAACACAACGCTCCGTGACGCACGGAAACTCGGACTTTTGCCAAGTGTTACAACAATTAACGGAATGCTATCGAAAGCAGGGCTTGATACATGGAAGCAACAACAAGTCCTCTTAGCCGCATTGACTTTGCCTAGATTGCCTGACGAACCTGAAGCCGATTGGTTAGCTAGGGTGATGCAGGATAGTAAGGCTACGGGCAGGGAAGCGGCAGAACGAGGTACTGCAATACACGCCATCATCCAAACTTGGTTTGAGGGTGTGTATATGCCTGAAAAGCCACCGTACATCAATGCCATCATAGAAGCTTTAGAGAATGCCTTTGGGAAGCAATTGTGGCTCTCAGAGCAGTCTTTTGGTCATCCGCTAGGGTATGGTGGCAAGTGTGACTTGATGGCTAGGGCGGGCTTTGTAGTCGATTTTAAGACCAAAGAAACCGACTTAGATAAGGTGGATGTGTACTTTGAGCATGAGATGCAGTTAGCCGCCTACCGAGAAGGTCTAGGAGTACCCAGCGCACGGTGCGCTATCGTCTTTGTCAATGCCCTGACCAATCAGGTCAAACTCATTGAAATTGAGCAGGATCGACTCCAAAAGGGTTGGGAATGCTTTGAGCATTTGTTACGGGTTTACCAAATAAAAAACGGCTTATAATTAAATTTCCTTCACGGGAACGGGGGAAAGCGCAAGCAAGTACCCCACTTTTTTATGGGCGTTAAGCCGCCAAAGTAGGATGCAGTAATTAGGGAATTTTGCGGCTTTCTGCCCTATTGCTAGTAACTGCTAAATACTGCCCTGTTGTTTTTTTCCAAAACCTAGGGTTTATCCTAATAAAAATACCTTGCATTGTTAAGATTACTTAACTTATACTGTCATTACTGCATCGGGCAGTGAGATAGAAAAGGAGAATCAAATGCAAGTTTTAGACATTCAAGTTACCAAAGTTGACAAATTAGGTATGCTTTTGGCACAGATTGCTGACCTAGAAGCACAGGCAGAAGCACTCAAGACCGAACTCAAACAAGAAGAAGGACACATCGAGGGTAACCTTTATAAAGCGTGTGTGACCTTATCCCAGCGCAAGACCGTAGATAACAAGGCTGTGTACGCAGAAGCTAATGTACCTGCCGAGTTAATCGAGAAACACACCAAAACCACCGCAGTTATTACCCTCAAAGTTACAGCCCGTTAATCAACGCCCCTTCGGGGGCAGAAAGGTTTTTATGAAGTATGTTTTGTTGCTAAGTACGCTAAGTCTTACCGCCTGTAGTTCGTTTGAACCACCCAATGTCACACTAGAAACTGACAAACAAGCGTATCACATGACACGGGCGCAAGTAATTCTAGGCATTAACGAGTGTGAGGATGCTGGCACACGCCCCGTAGTCATTACCGCCAAGCGCAGGATCAACGGGGTTACCACCGATGTACCCGTAGAAGTGACCTGCAATCCCCGTTATCGTATCTTTCAATAAGGAGTCATCATGCTACAAAGTGAACGAGATGCAGAACGCTTTTATGAAGCACAGCGCAAGTTTGAGCAACGCCAGCGCATGATTGATAAGGGCTGGGGTGACCTAGAGGCGTACAACGCTTTACGGGCCTCAGAAAAGAAGAAGGAGCGTATCGAGTCTATTCGTATGTTCTTGCTTGGTGGTTTGGCGGCAGTCCTATTCTGCGTAGTGTTTTTCGGTACTAACTACCTAATGCACGGCTATGCAATATAAGAAGTTTGACCAAGCCCTGCACGATGCCTGTGACCCACCTGCCCGTGATGCGGTCGCTAGGTGGCTCAGAAACCTTTGGTATATCGATGCTACCCCTAACCCCGATAAATACGCTGTAGACCTCATATTAAGCCGTAAGGGGGAGCATTTAGGGTATGCCGAGGTAGAGGTCAGGGATTGGGAGTTTTGCCCGTTTGAAACGATCCACATAGCCCAGCGCAAGGATAAGTTATTTAACCATCCTAGAACGACTATGTATGTGGTTAATAAGCCTTTGACCCATGCTTACTGGATCAGGGCGAATAAGATTAAGGATTGCCCGTTGATAGAAGTACCAAACAGGGCGGTAGCCCGTGACGAATACTTCTACGATGTCCCCAAGGACTTGTGGAAAATCGTAGACCTGACCGAACTGTTCTAGGCGTAGGGTCTAGTCCCAGCCTTATCAATAATCAGTGCTTGTCTGCGAGGAGCAGTGCCAGCAATATTAGGAATACTAATATGTGTCCAACGGTCAAATTCTCGAATAATTTGGTCATATCCAATCCCCGATGCGATCACCGCCTTAACGACTTCATCGGGGGTCATGCTTGGTACTCGAATATCTGCGGCACATCCAATCCGATGCTGGCTAGTGTCCTTTGATCCTACAGCGTCATTGACTTCTTTGCAACGAAAAGCTGAGTTAACCATCACGGGCTTATTACCTAAGACAGACTTAACTTCCTCAAGGAAGGATGCTAGGCGCACAAGGTTAGCCATCTCTGAGGCATTGGGCGTATTGTCAAACTGCCTGTGGTCTGTGTGGGTCAGTTCGTCTAGGGTGAAGTGTTCGGATAAGTTCATTTTTTGAGCATCCCTTTCATTTCTTCGGTCTTGTCTTTAGAACCCTGACTAGAACCAAAGTAGAACGATAAGACTTGCCCTGCCGCACTGGTTATAAACCCTAAGGCAAAGATGATGATTTGCTGTTGATCTTGTGGGGTATTAACAAACATCAAAACCCCGATCAGGGTAAAGGCTAGTCCTACCACGCCTAGGGCGAGAACAGGTACTACGACCTTATCAAGCTTTGTAGCGTACTCTGAGGTAGCGACTTGGGCGTATGCTTTACGGGCAGAATCACGGTCTGCAATCTCTAATTTAGCGTACTCAAGGTCAAGTTCCTTAAGCTTCATAGCCATCTCAGGATTGCCTGTAAGGGCTTTGGTGACCCCTTCTATCGTATCGTCAGGGATGCCTAGCTTTGAGGCGATCCAGCCTACTGCCGCACCCCCTGCTGGCCCTGCCACCGCTGTAGCGAGAACAGGCGCAACGCCTTTAAGTATTCCTAGTAGCGCATCCATGTATCAATCCCCAATGAAATAAGAACCATCATTAGCATCCAAAGAATTATCTTCATTTAGACCCCCACACTAAAAAATAAGCGATATATCCAGCGACTACAAAACACCAAAATTGCGCTACTCTTGCACGATTTAGGTCTTTATCAAATGCCTTTTGAAACTCTTTGTCCTGCTTTTCTAACTTGGCTTTTAGTGCTTCGACTTCTGCCCAGCGTTTACCGTACTTCTTTAAAAAGTCTGCCCGTATCTTTGCTTCTTCCCGCCTGACCTGCTCCTCATGCTCCCACTGGATTAGGACTCGTTTGAGGAATAGTTCTTTGCGTACCTCGTTCTCTCTAAGTTCCCTGCGCCTGTCAAGGTTACGCTGTTGCGCTACATCGGAAGCTTCTTTTTGAACATCCGCAATACTTTTAGATAGTTCTTTACTAACATCCCGACTTGCGTTTAGGGAACTACTTAGGGACTTTGCACCTTCTAGTAAACCATCCGACACATTGATAACCTACCTGTTACCAAGCCAATGTGCGATAAAACCCACGAGTGAACTAAAAGCTGATACAAACCCCATACCGACCCAAAAACCGCCCCTAGAACGATTAGCCATTGCGACCAGTTCTTCAACAGAAGCTTCCATCTTGTCGATCTTTTTAGACATTTCATCGAACTTGGCCTCGTAGTTTTCTACCTTTTGCCAAAGGACACCGTACTTTACGGGATCAATCTCAAACGCCATGCTCATACCTTATGGCAAAGTCGCTATAAAGGCATCTGCTTCTGCTTGTGTCATCACATTCCCATCGGCAAGGATTCTTGACGAATCCCAACCACGCTTGATTCTACCTCTAAGTGTTTGATAATTCATTCCTAATTCCTTTGCCCATGTTGCTACTGTTTGTCTTTTGCCATCAAATTCAATAAACACACTTGCTCGTGTGTTGTTCATCTGTTCTGCCTGTGTTGCCCATCTGCAATTAGACTTCTCATAGTTACCATTTACATCTATGCGGTCTAAGCTCATGCCGTCAGGTGCAACGCCCATATCCTCTAAAAAGTTATCAAACTTTTTCCATCTATCGCATACTGTAATCCCACGACCAGCATAGTCTAAATGTGTTCTGCACCTAGATTTCATGTTATTCCAAATGCGGTAAGTCCTAGTTCCTGTCATTCCATGCGTAATAATTGCTTCTGCCTTGCGTTTGCTTTGTTCGCATCCGCACGAATGAACCTTGCCCTGAACTAAGTCAGTAGCCCGCATTTCCTTTTGATTGCCGCAGTTACATTGGCATAACCATATAGCACCATTGCCACGAGATTTGCCTAACTGTAAAACAGTCAGCGAACCAAAAGAGAACCCTGTCAGGTCGTTAAGCGGTTTGCCCATTATCGTCTGCTGGTAATGGTTCGTTGCCTTCAGCTACCCACTTTAGGTATGCTTGGTAGTCGGTGTTGGCTGGGTCGAATGGGATGGTAGCTTTGTTTTCTATATTTAAAACAGCAATAGCTTTTGGCTCAGAACTGTCCATAGGAAAATTGTTTAATATTTTATACATAATTAAAGCTCCGATGATGCTGATAAACCTACATTGCCACTTGTTCCACTTGCATAAAAATATCCTGAAGAATTTACAAACAAAACAGCTTCTACTTGAGGATTTGCTGTTGGTGTTTGGTTAGTCCAAGAACCTGAAACTAAAGTAATTGTTGGGGATGCTCTTTTATTTACTTTGAAATACCAATAACTTTTATAAAAAGAACCTGTAAGAAGATAACTAGAAACAATTTCTGAGTTAGCGTTGTATGTTAAAACTTCATAATACCTCTGACACAAAGCCAATTCAGTTCCATAAGGTCTGTAATCAAAGCTAGTAGCTGTAGAGCCTACCTCTAGCTGAACTCCTGTGATGTAGAAGGTAGCTCCGTTTGTGCCGACTACGGATGTTGAACCAGTTGGTTGCGTAGCGTTTGCTGTACCCCATGCACCAGCAGTTCCAGTATATGTAGAACCTGAACCAAGTCCAAATCGCACTTGTATTCCTATGCCGTTAGTTGTTAGCCAAGTGCCTGTTGTATCGCCAGTAATTGTTACACTAATAGAAGTCCAAGTGTTTGCCGATGAAATGGTGTAGCTAAACGGATAAGCACGATTACCCGCAGAGTTTGCTAAAGAACCACCAAAAGTTCCTGTTAATGAACTATAAACTTGAAATGACAAAGTAACTGTTTTTGCGTTTGCTGTACCCCAAGCCAAGTCAGAGCAATTTAGACCTTCTACATACTGCACCATGTAGAAAGTATCTCCAGTTAAAACAGAGTATGCAGACGATGAAGTTACGCCAAGATAGTTAATAAATCCTACTGGGGGTGTTACTGAACCAGCGTTTTGTTGAACTGTAAATTTAGATGCCTGTGTATTTACACCTTGCCACCTATCGAGAGTATAAGTAACAGCAGGAGTAGTACTAGCACCAGCATTACGCTGGTCAATCACCATCGCACCATTGATGATGCGGTTCTTCATATTAACGGATGGAGTTACCGCATTAGCAGTAATACTCCCGTTGTACATGGGAGTTGTTATTCCGTTTGTGCCGTCTAAGGTTATAGGCATTATTTTGCTCCTTCTAATTCAGCGATGCGGACTGCTTGTGCATCTACTTTAGCGTTTAGTTCTTGAATAGCGGCAGTTAATGTAGCTACAATCCTTGATTGGTCAATACCTTGTGCGTTTATTGAACCATCTTCGTTTAACTGGTCTTTTACACCAGTTACTGCATCAGGTATAAATTCTTGCAATTCATGGGCAATAAACCCTTGTGATGAACCACCAGCTTTCCAATCGTAAGTAACTGGCTTTAATTTAGCAACAGTAGCCAAAGCACCAGTTATAGGTGCAATATTTTCTTTTAAGCGATAGTCTGAACTTGTAGAATAAACAACCGAACCCGTAGTCCCAACTCTTTGTATGTATCCACAGTTAGCACCAGCCTCTGTAAAATACATAAATACTGCACCGCTTGTATTATTTACTCCATTTACTGTAATACCAGTTCCATTACTAGCCTGTTGAACAATCATTGCACCATTGTTTGCATTAGTAGTTGTTCCAATAAACACACCACCAACAGAATCAATACGCATCCGTTCTGAGCCATTGTTAAGAAAAGTCATATTGCCAGCACCTTCAGCAACAATAGATAAACCAGCAGTAGTTGTTGAAATGCTTGCGTTGCCGTATGAGGCATTAGTACCAACACCAAAGGTCATATAGTTTGCTGCGTTACCGCTATCAGCTACCCTTGCACCACCTGACACATGAAGTTTAGTTGCGGGGCTAGTTGTGCCTATTCCAACCTTCTGACTTGTATCAATCGTTACCGCAGTAGTGCCGTTATTAGTAGCTAGTTGTAATGAGCCTGAGTTGTCAGCACT